AGTGCAGGTGTTTCAATTGGAACTCCAACAATTAGAGAACGTGTCACAGTTGCGAATCTAACGATTCCGCAAATGGAATTGATGTATAAAGTTAATGCTTGGATTCGTGCAGTTATTGATAGGAGTGTTACAAGAATTGTTGATGTAGACCCAGAAATTTTACCAATTTTTCAGAAAGATCAAACAAAAGTTAATGAATCTCAAAAAAAGCATATTGGACAATTAGAAGATTTAATGGCAAAGCCTAATTTAAATGCAGAGAGTTTTCAAAATATTAGAAAAAAAATTCATTATAATATTCAAAAGTTTGATGCTGGAGTTATGGAATTAGTAAAAGAAAATGAACCAAATCGTTTAGGTGGTAGAGATATAATTGAACTTTATGATGTTGCTGGTGAAACTATTAGACATAACGTAGATGAAAGAGGTATTTATACAAAACCAGATAAAGCTTATAAACAAGTTGATATTGATGGGAAAGAGGTTGCAACTTTTGCTCTTGATGATTTAATATATTTAATGGAAAATCCACAATCTAATTCATTGTATGGATTATCTAAATTGGAAAGTTTAAATCAAACTGTTACTGGAGAATTATTATCTTCACAACATAATATTGATTTCTTTGCAAATAATGCAACTCCTAATATAGCATTGTTATTTAATGAGCTAGGACTAGGTTTAGGACGTGCAACAATGGATAGAGTTAAAGCATGGTGGAATAAAGAACTTCAAGGACAACCACATAAACCCATTATTATGGGTACTGATAAAGGTACTATTGATTTAAAGCAATTAACTATTCCAAATAGAGATATGGAATTTCAAGCATATTCTGAATGGTTATTACAAAAAATTATGGCAGTATATGGAATGCAACCATTTGTATTAGGAATAATATTAAGTACAACCGGAAAATTAAATTCAGAACAGCAATCAGAACAATTTAAAACAGATGTTGTACGACCACAATTAAATTTATTTTCAAATCAATTTAATATGGAAGTAATTTGGAATGAAAATGGGTTTAATTTTGGTGATGTATTTTTATCATGGAAGGATCAACAATTCTTGTAACACTCCTATCAATAACTGCACGAATCCAAGCATTAACTTTATACATCAATTCCATTTGCGGAATCGTTAGATTCGCAACTGTGACACGTTCTCTAATTGTTGGAGTTCCAATTGAAACACCTGCACTAGTAGAAGAAATTTCTGTTTGATCTACTGAAGGAATGTGAGAAATTTTTATATCAGATTTTATAAAATTTATGCTCATTCAATAACCCTTAATTTATATAATGGTTTATAACAGCAATTGCACCTAATAACACTGTTCCTGATAATATGATTAACCAATTCTCAGGATTCTGTAAATGATAAATTAATATTACTATTACACATATTAATGTTGAAGCTGTAAATATATTTAATATATTAGTAAAAAGTAATTTAAGTATATTATATACATATAGGTAACTATTTGTTATATAACTGACTAATAAAGATTTATATTTTCGAATCTTTTCTTTAAATCTTATCTTTCTTTTTTGTTTTTTTGCTAATTCTTGTTTTATTTTCTCCTGTTTCTTTTTTTCTTCTACCTTCTTTTTTTCTTCTGTTACTTTAACTTTTCTTCTTTCATCAAGTTCTTCTTGAGTAATACTTTTTTTTCTATTTACTTTAACAATTGGTTTTAAATCTTCCTTATCAAACTTTTCTGCTAATTCTTTATTTTTACTATTAATCATTTTTCTTTCTTTTGAAATGGTAAAATAACTACACCAGAGTTCAAAACAACCTGGACTGATTCACCATTTCTTTCTAAAAAAACAACACCTTCTGCACATTTAATAAAATAACCAGATACTTTGACATTAGCATGAATAGTTACCTTCTCCCCTTTAGCATCTTTTTCTTTAGATAAATTTTGCCAAGGTTTATTTATTCTTCCATCTCTATTTGTTTCTGCACTCATAATATTTCCTTTATAATTTAAAACTATTTTTAAAACCAATTTCCTTGACCATCAAGTAAAACATTTTTATCACAACGTGGACATTTACCAGTAGCTGAACACCCATCAAAACCCATTTTATCAGGTTGTAAATGCCAACCCCAAAAATTACAAAACCATTTATAGGGCATATATTTATTGATTACTCCTAATATCAAAGTTGTAATCATTATTACTAATAAAATACTCAATACAACCACCATAATATTTCCTTTATTTTTACATGTGGACTACACCATCAACAGCTATATCTGTCATTGCTTTTTCATGAACTTGAACTACTGCATCTGTTACATCTTTACTTCCTTTATCTTTATTTTCAGTTTGCTTTCTATCATAACTTAATGCAGGATGATCAATTTTACCTGTTTCTTCATCCCTTATTAATTCAATTGCTTCTCTTTTGTAAACCATGTTCCGATAAGTTTTAAATAATTGTTCACCTAAACTATCAATCCAGGATTCATAAGGATCATTAGTTTTATCAACAGAATTTCTTTCAGCTTCAATTCCTGCAGCATTAAATTCTTGAATACTTTCAAGTGATTCATACCCATCATATCTAACTGCTACAACATTAAAACCAAGTTGATTAACTAATCTTTTTACTACGAATCTCCTTATTTCGCTTAATCTAACTTCTGTACTCATATCTGGTGCTTTTATTTGCATCATAAAATCAATTATAACACCTTTTCTTTCTTGCTTCTCAAAATCTTTTATTTCTTCATCAGACCATTCAAATTCAGTTTGTTTATTTAATTTAGGAAGCATCAATTCCGGATGCCCTAAAGCCAATCCTGCGTCATCTCCTGTTTCCTTACCTTTAGCTAAATCAATTCCTACAACATAAAGTTTAGTTGGGTCTCCCCTAAACCAATCCCAAAATCTTATTGAAAATAAATCCCTGGTAGAACTTACTTTATCCCTAGTTGGATTCCTTACTTCAGATAATTTATACGAATTTAAAATCAATTGTTTATTCGGAATTGCTCCACCTCCAATATCACCACCTTTACATTCATAAGTACGCATTGCACGTGCTTTATTTTTATTATATTGTTCTTTATAATCAGATTTATTTTTTTTAGGATTAACTTCCCAAGTTGCTTTCCTAGTTACATAAACATATTTTTGATTTACCGTTGAATGTGCAATTGCTTTTTTATAAGTAATATCCATATCATCATTTAAGTGATATAAAAAACTAATATCCAACATCTTCCCATATTTTGGATTTCTAGAATCAATAGTTTCAGTTAAAGTATCAGTTAATTCAACTCCCTTTCCTCCCTTTTGACCGCCTTTTTCATCATTTACAGCCATAATTAAATTTAAACCCTCTCCTGTAAACGATACCGAATTTAAACTATGACAGGTTACATCTTTTGGAAGATTTATTTCTATCGTTTGAATATCTTCATGTCTTCTAAAATCTGCTCCCCTTTCTTCATACCAATTCTTTTTAGTCTTAGGATTTTTAGTTGCTCTAAATATTTTTGATAACTTTTTAAAAAATACATTTTTTGCTTGACGTGCATTAACAGATACATTTACTAAATCAAATGAATCATTATCAAAAAATTTAGAAGGATTTCGCATACAATTAATTTTATATGAGCCATAATCAAATGCAATTGCAACAGTCCAATCTTTTCCTGCTCCTTTTCCCCAAAGAACTACAAAATGTTTAAATGTAGAATCCCAAATTAAAGGTTTAGTGCCAAAAATAGCTTCACATAATATTAATTGCTCTGGATATAATGGAATTCCTATATACTCAGAAGCAAATTCACCAACTCCAACAGGTTTTTCTTCCCAATAACTAGAATCACTTAAAGGAATTTTATTAAATTCTTTTATTAATTCAGACTTAAAAAGATTTCCAATATCACCTCCATGCCGAGCATCAAGTAAATCTTTATCTTTATTACGCTTTGGCATTTACAATAATTCTTTTATCTTCATTTATATCATAACCTAACTCATTTCCTTTTATTTTAAAACCGCCTCCATTATATAAAATTATTGAAGACATAGAATTTCTTTGGGAATAATTAAAAGCAAGATCCGGAGCTATCCTTTTAAACATTTCAGTATCACAACTTCCAGATAAAACTGTAATCATATCAGAAAATTTTTGTGAACCTTCTTCCTTTTTTGCTTTTTCTAATACTTCATTTCTTTCATCATCATTTAAAACTTCAATTTCTTTATACTTATATGGAATCATGATTTAACCTGCTTCCCGGAAATTCTAACAGCAGTATTAATTACTTTTGTTGTGAAATTAATTTCATTTGCTATAATTGCAAAATATTTACTTTGATTAACCTCTTTTCCTTTTCCATCAATGATTATATTTTCTACAAGAATTTGTGTAACTCCTTCTTGACCAACTGACAATAAAGGGTTTATTGTTTCATAACTGAATAAAGTTTTTCCAGTATTTGCATCATTAAAATTTTGCTTCCAAATTATATCTTTATAAACTATTTCCTTTTTCTTTTCTTCACCTTTTTGTTTTGAACTTTCATTTTCATCATCTTCTAAATCTAATACTTCATCACTCATTTCTTACTCCTTCAGTTTAAAATTATTTCATCTTCTTTTTTTATATAATCAGTTTTAAAATCTTTTATATCTTCTATAAAATATGACCCTTTATGTTTTACTATTTCTAATGATATGGCCGTACCATTTGCCCAACTAATTTTACATTCTGGTTTTAAAGTTAATCTATTATTTATATAAATATCACCCTTCTTTACTTTCATCCTTTTTTTCTTTATAAATTTTTAATCTAAATCTCCCTATATCACAAATTTTTTTCATTTTCAATAAATCCATTCTTGCTTTTTGAATAGGAGAAGTTTTTTTTTTCATGAATTATTTTCCATAAATTATCTTTTATATTTTCACATAAAACTTCTAATTCATTATTTAATTCAATTAATTTTACTTTCTTATAAGGGTTTTTTTTTATGTGACTAGGTATATTCATAATAAAATTATTTCACTTTGTACTGATTGTTTAGTGTTTTTTTTATATATTCTTCTATACTGTTTTTCTATATCTCCTATATTTATATGACTTAATTTCCTATATAAATCTTTTTTACTTGTATCCTTTTCTGTTACGTAGCAAATAATTTGGGTTAATCTTCCCATACTACTAATATACTGGTTTTATGGTAGATTGCTTTTTATTTTCTCGTTTATTTTTATAATATTTATTTTTAAATGCTCTATCTTCTGGATGCCATTGATGATAAAACCCATCAACTCTTTTTCTAATGACTAATTTTATTTTTGCAAAAGTATTAAAAATATCAATATCTTCCTTCCCCCATGAATTAAATTCTTTAATCCCTTCACCACCAAATCTTTTCCATAATAATTTACTCACTGCAAAATTACCTCTACCTTGAAATCTCCACCAACCTTTAGTATGCTCTGGATTTTTATATGAATAACATATTGGGAAATATGCTAATCCTTTTCCTGCATACATCCTTGCACCTTCAATTACTGTTCTTCCAAATAACATATCTGCATCTGTAAAAAATAATATATCTCCTTTTGCGTGTTTTGCAGCTATATTTAAACCTTTACCCCTAGAAAAAAAACCTTCAACTTGAATTATTTTTACAGGGACTTTATCAGCATATTTTTGTTCCCATCCATCTAA